GCAGTTTGGATTGAGGGGATGCTAATCATTTCTGACAAGAAATCTCCCCTCTTCATATTAGTTAAAGGTAAGTCATCTAAGAAACTAATGCCGCGTTCTTGATTATCACGGGCAAATCTAAGTACCCATTCATATTCACTGTCTTCGTCATCATCAATTTCGCAGATTGAGACCAAGTCCCAACTCACGCCAACTTCTTCTAGTTGCCTAGCCCATTGATATTTGTATTCAGTGTGTTCAAGATTTTTCACAGCCAGTTTATGTTCTTTAAATCTGCGTTCAGGATCATTAGTCCTGCCCACGTAAAAGATTACTGGTTTAGGATCAGCATCGAATACTAGTGTGTATAGATACTGCATTAAAAGCCTCCTAGACAACGATCCATATCATCATCTAGCATCTTTTGAAAATAGTATTCTCGGCGTGCTCGTTCTGCAGCCTCTTCTTCAGTGCATAACTGATACCATAGTGCAATATTGTGGCAAGCCATGGCTTCTCTGCGTTCTTCTTCGTAGTTGAATAAATTTTGGTTTAACATATAATTCCTTTATAATATATTATTTATCATTATACTCTAAAAACACAGGAAAATCAAGTAAAAAAGTAGCCAAAAGAAAAGCCCCCAAACGGCAGTAAAAGGGCTTTTCAGTATAACAGGACTTGGGTACTTTGGCAAATACAGAGAAAGGAATATAAAGGAATATATGTCTAAAATGCCTGCTACACATTTATTTAGCCTTTGTGTCTAAAAACCTACTACTTTAGCCATAATAATACGAAAATATGGTATAATACTTTAGTATTAAAAAAGCCCCGAACTATTTCTAATCCGGGGCAAACAGTTTGCAGTAATTTTAACTAAAGATAGTTGATCAATAAAGATCTTCTACCTCAGTACTATCCACCTCTGGCAGATAGTTTAAGACACACGCTCGCGGTGTGCCTACAACTTTGATGAATTTCTCATCTCCGTCAAAATACTTATTTTTTAATTTCTCATAATATCCCAGCTGATATAAACGTTCTTCTGCGGTAAAGTTATCTTGTGCTCTATTTGAATAAACTGGTTCTCGTTCTAACAATGGTCGCTTTTCACGAATAAGTTTAGCCGTGGGATATCTCCACACTGCTCGTGGTTGTATTTTTAATACTTCACGATTAAACAATATTGTTTGTAAGCGTTCTTCAGCAACATACATGCTAACCCATCCTTGTATTCTTCGTCTTAGAAACGGTCTATCCAACTTATAAAAACATTGATGCATTATAAACTTTAAGTCATGCGGTCGGTCATCAAATACAGCAAAATTGTAGTTATCGGGCTCAACGCCCATCCAAGGAGTGTTTTTAAGATTTGTAGGAACAATCCACGCCATTTGTTTAGCGATTTCTATTCTGGGGTCTGGTAGTTTTGCTTGTGAGGTATTAATATATTTCCAAGCGGAGGAGGATGTAGCGGGCATAGTCTTATTTACAGACTATGACCACTATTAAATTATTTGGTTATTAGATAACCTACAAAAGCAAGAACAGCAGTTATAATAGTGCCAAACGTTGCTATAAGTTGTATCTGCTTACTGGAATTTTGACGCTCCAGCAATAACTTGATCTCAGAAAAGCCCTGTTGAGTTTGAATTTTGAGCTGGCTGACATCTGCTTCCAACTTTGAAAGTTTTGCTTCGACTGCATCTAATCTTCCTTCCAGTTGTTTGTATCTAAGTTCACAGAGACTGATGTGACCTTTAAGAGTAGTTTCCTTAAATCCGTCCATATTACTTTTTCTTTTTATATCCGCTGGCATAGGCGGCAGCACCTTGTCGGGCTGCTTGCTTGCGTGTTGGATATACCTTTCCCTGTGTTCCCCATTGATAACCTGTTCCGCCTCTAGGGCCTGTGACTTTTCTTACTGGCATTATTTTCTCCCTGGGCGTGGTTTCTTACGATTAGTTTTCGTTCTAATTCCGCGTTCTGGTAAATTTCTCATATTATGCTCCTATTGGTATTACATTAAAGATAACTGCTGGTGCTAGTGGGCTAACATATGGTGTTGTGGTTGCCGCAATAGTTGGGAACGCAATGTCCGCATAGGCAACACTGGCTGTAGCATAAACTATTTCCCAGTAATCATTACCATCACTATTAACTAACCAATCCATTGCTACAACTGATTTTTGATCCTTTAAGAAATCAACTTCTGTTTTGCTGTTAGCAACATCACTACCATTCTTACGCAGCCAAAATACGAAACTAGCAACACCGTTATGACTACTAGTTGCTTGAAGACTCATAATAATCTTATACCAACCGCTGACATTAATGTTAATATTACCAGTGCCACTTATACTTGTGCCTTGAGCGTTTAAGGTAGTATCCAAAGGCATAGTGTAGATTGTGTTTTGTGCTGGAATATCAAATCCTGCAGCATTTGTATAACAGAATTCGCCATATGTTCTTGTATAGTTAATGGCTGCGCTGGTTAGTGGTGTAGTGCCATCAAAACTGTTCAAATCCAAAGTTGTAGCATTTAATTTAATTTCATTTGGTGTAGCACTGATAACATTATAACTAACAATAGTTCCAGTTTTAATAGCATAGAAATCAATTTTAGTTCCATTGGCTGTTGAACTCCAAAGTTCTGTGGCAGAAGCATTAATTTGAGCACCTGGACCAGCGGGCACACCTGGACTAGTGCTGGTATTAGCATTACCATTAAACTTAAACTGTCCAATAATATCACCGTTTTGAGTTGGCGTATAGTTTACACCATCTGTACTACGAGTTGTAGTAAAGTTAGTTAATGCGAATTCACTGCCAGAAGTAGCACGTCCTTGAATCACTGAAGCCGCAATGTGATTACTACCATCATTGGCAATGTTGAACATTGCCTGCCCAGTGCCACCAGAAGCCGTAGTTCTTTGATTAATACTAAAACTATCCGCACGATAAGTTGCTGTAGTTGGACTATGGTCAATAATAGTTGCTACACTGCTTGCAGTATAATTAACACCTAAGGGCTGTGCTAATACTTCAAATTTCATACCAGCACGACTTGGACTGTTTGTCCACGCTTCTGTGGCTGCTCCACGAATTGTAAATGGTTGATTAGCAACTACGTCACCGGTCCATTGTGTGCCATTATAGCCTTGACCAATCATTTCTACAATTCTATCATTGTTTTGAACTGCGGTTGGTGAGGCAGCGGTGCCACGACTATTTTCAAATACTAACCAACTTCTACCACCACTGGCGCCACCACTATAACCTTGTAATACAATACCAGGTCTGTATGATGTTTCATTGCCGCTGTTACTTAAATTAATACCACGTGTTGGACTTGTTGTTGTTTGATAAGCCCAAATATTACCATTTGCGGCTGTTGTTGCGTTGCGAATAGCATTTAATGTATAGTTTCTGCTATTAGTAATATTACCGCCATTGGCAAATGTTAAAACAACATTACCAGTGCCATTGGGATCTAATGTAATATCACCATTTGCTGCACCAGTAGTAATACTAAGAGCACCTGTTGATTCTGTAATTGTTCCACCTTGAACATCTAAAGTGCCTGTTAATGCTATATTGCCTGTGGAATTACTTATTGTAATCGCTGTTGTGCCATCATCTGCGGCAATCAATGGTGCTTCTATACCAATTCGTGCCTTAAAATTCTTGTTTGCCATAATTCATTATCCTTATGATTAAACCACTATTGCGGTTCTTGTTACATTGTATGCTGTAACTGCATTTGCGGGTGTTGTTAGTAGTCTAACTGAGCCCGCTGAAATATCCACAGAGAAACTGGCCAAATCACTGCCAGTTCTTAGTTCAGCATAAGTTGTTTGATATGCTGTTGTGCCATCATGTATAACCAATAGTTCAACACTTTCATATGCCGATCCACTAGTAACGCTGACAATATATTTGGCTGTGCGATAAGCACTAGCATTAAAACTATCTAAAACTTGATCCGCTGTAGTTGTTGATGTTGTTAATGTCTGAGTATCTAAGACGGCTAGACTGTCAATATTCACAGAGCCAAATGTTACATTATCTGTGGTAGCAACACTTTGTCCAATACTAACAGTGGCTGTATTAGCATCTGTATACGCAACAGCGACACCAGTGCCGTTGGCAAATTTAACGGTGTCTGTGGTTGCGTCACTGCCAACTAAATTTAAGTTAGCACCACCTGTAGTAGAACTAATATTTTGAGTATAAGTTGTATTTGTATCTGTGCTTGATATTGTAATAGTATTCGCATCTGTCGATGTCACGGAAGTTGCGCCACTACCTTTATAAGCCACGCTGTCTGTTGAACTATCACTGCCAACTAAATTTAAGTTTGCACCACCTGAGGTACTCGCACTTGCGATTGTATAAGTTGTATCAGTGTTTATACTTGTATTTGTAATAACACCTGTTGAGTTGTCATAACTAATACCTGTGCCAGCACTTAGACTTTGGCGTGCTAGTGCTTGGCTAAAGTATTTGTTAGTTGTGCCTTCGTTAATGTCATCAGTGTCTAGAACAACTGCTGGACCAGTATTACCATTTACGCTGGTAATGCCGCTTTGTTGAATTACTGTGCCACTGGTTAATATAGTTATTTCCTGTGGAGTATTTGTAATATCAATAGTATTTGAATTTGAATCAACATTTACTTCTACACTAGTAGGTGTAGTCACTTCAATACCATTGCTAATAGTATCTACTGTAAATGTGCTATTAGGAATTGTTACGGTAATGTCTGCCATAAAACTCCTTAGGCTATTGTTAGTGCTGTATAGCCTGCATCTAAAATAGGATTGCCAATAGTGACATCTGGTTCATAACATTGTATGAATGCCCAACGATGACTATTGACTTGTGTTGGAGAGGTGTTAGTTGTCCATGTTACACCTACAATGGTAATTGGAACATTCTTACGAGCATCAGGAATAATTGGTCCTGTGTATAATCCGCCGGGGATAGTGATATTGACTAGACCTGTTGCGGCATTTACTACATTAATAGTTGTTGTATCTACTGCTAGGTCTTGTTTTGCGAAATATCCAATAACCAAGCTACTACTAAAGTTAGGAACACCATTACGGTCATATGTAACTGGATTTACTACCAGCGTTTGTGCGTCTAAGCCCCAAGTCCAACCTGTAATATCTTGATTGAAATTGTAAGCGTATGTGCGCTTAGTGCTAGGGAAGATTTGTTCTACCTGAATGTTATCTGGACCGCCCAAATAATCTGCGAATGATAATACACCTGACATAATGATTCTCCTGAGGAAGTAAGGTATAGACTCTGCGGAATCTATACCATTATTTATGTTATTATTGGAAACAAGATTTTCTGTCCAATAATTCTTGTAATGCCACCACTGATACCCACCGGTAATACAGCATAGGCACGCAGTCTAACATCATTGCCTGAAACATCTACAGCTAATTGTATAGTATTTCCATCATTGGCAATATCACTGAATGTATTCATATAAGCTGTGCCACCACTGTGTAATACCATAATCTCTAGGCATTGACTTCTAGTAGCATCTGTGCTATTTTCAATACTTAGAATATATTTTACGCTTCTGTATACTGTTCTATCCCAAGTATCAATGGTTGTATAAGTTGTAGGATCATAATAAAGACTGTTGCTATAACTTGTATCAAACACTGATGTTACAACTTCAAATAAGTTTGCTGTTGATGTTACTTGAACAATATTGTTTTTAACAATAACATCATTATTAACAATTACATCTGTTTCAATGTCAACGCTGTTGCTGATATCCCAAAGGGTGGCTGTTTCACTCCATGCAATTACCGCATCAGTGGCGCCTCGTTCTACTTTAATATATACATTATCTGTGCCAGTGCCATCACTGTTTAATATTAAGTTGGTGCCTTTGACATATAAATCATTACCGATGGTTGTTATACCTGTGACAGCACCAATGTTAGTTGCTGTGCTGGCACCGCCAATGTTTAATGTTGTTGCTGTGGCATTTAATAAATTAAATGTTGTTTGCGTAGTTGTTAAATCACCGCCATTGACTGCGAGATCACCAGTGACCACTGTATTGGCATTACGAATTGTTGTTGTACCTGTGGTAGCACCAATTGTTATTGCTGTGCCATCACCTGCGATGTTTACAGTTGTAGCAGTAGAATTTAATAAATTAAATGTTGTGGCTGTAGTTGTTATATCACCACCATTAACTGCTAAATCACCAGTGACTCTAGCATTGCTGTCAAACCAAGCATCATTGACAGCACGTAGATCTCCATTTACATCTAAAGTATAACTTGGTGTTGAATCATTAACGCCTAATTTACCTGAGTTGAACCATTGATCCGTGGTATTGAATTGTAGTCTATTGCTAACATAATTAAAACTTAATAAGTCATCTCCGCCATTATTTGTTATAATAAAACTGCGTTCATTGTTAGTCATGGCAAACTGAGTAATACTGTCTGTGCCATTGTCTATGTGTAATTCATAACTTGGGCTAGTATTGTTAATACCAACTCTATTATTTGTAGCATCTACGAATAATGTGCCCGAATCCACTGTTAAGTTTTTAGGAATAACAGTATTACCAGTGCTGTCCAACAATGTAAGTTCATTGACTACTGTGCCATTGCCGCCATACCAAGGAGCACCTGTTCCTGGTGTTGCACCATTGTATTGACGAACATAAATTTCGCCACCACTGTTACTTAAACCAGCATTGTCGCCTGTGGCTAATTCTAAATAACCTAGATCATCACCAGTGCTACCACCACCAACAAACCAAGGATCATCTACTGTGCTTTTACCGCGGATACCATACATTGGATTAACACCATCTGCCTGCGTTGAGAAAGTTAAGAATGGTGTTGTGTTATTAATATCTACACTGGAAAATACACCAGGTAATGGACCCACTGGGCCACCGCCACCGCCTGGATTAGGATTGTATGGGAATCTACCTTTATTAAAATCAGTGTTACCTGGATTGCTGAATGCGCCAAATCTCTTCTTAATACCCATACGTGCTTTAATAAACCAACGACGATATGTAGCGCTATTGGCTGGCACATTTGTAATAACATCTCTGATTATTTCACCATTAGTAAATGTAGCAGCATTTCCTTCTGGCACAATCTTTTTCAATAATTTATAATTGTCTACTTCTGGGAAGTCATATAAATCCACGGCTGTCAATGTTTGTGTTGTGCTAGTATCTACTACATAAGTACCCAGGCCGCCACTAACAGTATAAGTGCCTGCGGCTTGAACTGTGACAGCGTCTTCAATTCTAACTGTGTTAGTGCCTGCGTCAATTTCAATGATAAAACTACCATTAGGTATACCAGTGCCGGTTAATGTATTACCAACTATTAAACCTGTGACATCGTTTAACGTTAACAATGTGCTGGTTGTGCTGGCAGGAACACCACCTGACACAAATGTTTTACTTGCTGGTGTGTTTGTAAGTTGACTTACAATATAAATGTCTGTGGCTAAATCAATCTGATCCCCAGGATTAATATTACCATAAGTTGTAGCCGTAACAGTTAATAATCCTTGTCCTAGGGCAGCACCATTACTGCCAGTTCCAGGAACGATACTACCACTAATTGGATGTTGATCCCAGCCTTCAGTGTAATATAATTCTATTTCATCAAATGGACCGCCAGTTGTAGGAACAGTAACTTGTAGTTGGAAATTAGGAATAGCAGAATCAGCATCTACACTGGCAATAACTACATCCGGAGGTAATGGCAAGTTTGGACTTGCGGCATAGACACCAATACCAATGTTAGCACTAGTTGAAAATTCTGTAAGTGGTTCCACTGTGTACACATCGGGATTGTATTCTAATGCTTGGATTTGTGCTACCAATCCACCTTCTTCAGTTTCCTGTTCCTTGACACGCATTACTCTAAAGTATTTTGGATTCCAATCGTAGAGTTCACTGGTAATGCTGATAACATCACCTGCTTGTGCTTGTATGCCATAATGATTTGTAGTAAATTCAATGACTAAGTCATCACGACTTTGGCGTAGTTCTAACTGTCCTAGTATGTCTGCCTGCATACTGTTATTACACAAGTCTAAACTTAGGCGCAATTGATTGTCAGGCTCGTTAGGATTGCGCTCGCCTGCGTCTATTTCATTTCTAGCATAGGCTCGTTGATCCTTGTTATGCTTGTCATAAAATTCTGCTTCAACGCTGTTGTATAAATCATCAAGACGAGTTGAACTAATACTAATACCACTGATAATATTATCGTCTGTAAATGCCAACATTGAATTAGGTAGCGTGTAAAATGTTGTTGATGTAATACTACCGCTGGTTGAAGTTGTATAACGACCTAATTGTCCTGCTGTTTCACCTGCTGTAGGAGTAAGTTGTGCTGAAATAGTGCCAATTAATGTGCCCGCACTATTATACAATAATTGTCCTGCTTCAATGCGACCTGCTGGGAAGTTAGTAACAGTTAGAGTTGATCCCGTTCTACTGGCTGTAAAATATGTTGCTGTCTGTCTAATTTCACCTGCTGTTACAGCTTTCTTAATAATTGGACTCCATAAGCCTGTGCTGACATTATAACTTAGCCAGGCACCGGCGTTTTGCATGATAATGTCAATGTTTTCTTTAACTGGGCGACTTGTGTCTATTGGACCATTTATGGCATAACGAGCAAAGCTTTGATTTGTAGCACCATCTTTGTCTGTGTAAGTTATGTCTTCATCACAGAAGTTAGCCCATGCTGTTTTTGCTGTTGAATCAATATATGCTGCGTCAATGCCTGCACCATATCTATCACCAGTCATATAATCATACCAAACATCTGCTGGATTGCTCATGCTGTTGTTCACACGGAATGTCATGTTAGGCAAGCCAGTAAAACCTTTTTCACCATTGTAAGTTACACGCACAATAGCAAATACAAGACCCTTCATAGCGTATGTTGAATCCCATGATCCATCATTGCCAGCCCAATATGTATACGCAGGGGTTGTGCCTGTTGTTGGGAAGATTTGATTTGCTGAGGCACTACCGCCTGCATACACACGCACTTCTACTAAATTTTTACCATCACTAATAAAGTTAGTGTCAATAAAGTCTTCTGTTACACCATCTGGATTATCTACGTTTTTACGACCATCTTTAACTTTGTATGGACTTGTAGCATCAAATGTTAAACGCAGGTCATTCCAGTAAATGTCGTCTATTGTATAAGTTGGGCTACCACTTTGACATGTTTCACTTAAAACAATACAATAATACATTGTATCATTGATTTTTTGATCTGTGGTAATTAGTCTAGCATCTGTGATGATACCATTGATAAAACTATTACCATAAACAACTGGTATCTTATTGTTAGTTGCTGGAGGAACTTGTATGCGGCCACCTTGACTGGCTGTGGCACTGTTGTTGCCTTTATTTGGATTACCATTAATAACTCTACTGGTAATGTAAGCGGCACCTGTGGCAACTAATGCACCCACTACTACTGCGGCTGTGCCCACTAGTCCAAATACTGTTCCTGCTACATAAGCCCCTATGGCGGTAAATGCTGGCATATCATCAATCCTTTAAGTATAACTTTTCAGTCAATCTAAAACCTCTGGATTCTAAATCATAATCTCGTGTTGTTGTCATACGAGTTGTAAAATAACCTTGTATTTCGTTATTATTTAATAACATTTCTGCCTGCTCACAAAATTTAATAAACAAGCGTCCAGCACCTAATGTGCCTCTGTATTCTTCACGGACAAACCAAACTAGTTCACGCAAACTGGTTTTATTTGGCATCCACATATTTTGTTCTCTAACTGCTACTAACAAGCCTATTGCTACTTCTTCATTAAAGTAAAGCCAAATATAACCGTGATGGATAACAGTGAACACAAGTTTTTTAATGTGTTCTCTGTCAATAACATCAGTATGTTTGTCATAACTTGTAGCATTTAGAAATTCAATAACTAAATCTGTGACTAGATTCAAATCACTGCGAGTTGCTAGTCTAATCATCTTTCTTCCTGCACTACATTGCTGTTTGCTTTACCACCACCGCTGCTTCCATTAACATCACTGGCTGCTTGAGCGACATACTTCTTACCAAAGTCAAAACTACTGTTAAACAATACTTCAACTCTGTCCATGCTAGGATCTGTGCTACTGTTAGCTAATTCAGGCCAAACAATTTGATAATCTTGTTTGTTTGTTCTGCGTCCACTTATTTTGTTTTCAAGTACACCCATTATACTACTGGCAATAACAGTAATTGTGTGTGTGACTTCTGGTGTTTGATCAGAAACATTTAAATCTTCTTGAACACTAAAATTACTAATAATGCCAGTAAATCTTTTATATATTGCGCCTGTGATAACTTCCTGTGTTCTATAATCAAAGAACGCACGATAGATATTAATTTCGCCACCTTTAATCGGTTGTCCTAAAGTTGCGGCAATATATGTTGGAGGAATAGCACTTAGACTTACCTGTATCTCATCATTAGCATTACTGATATTACTTTGTATTTCACTGACTGTTAAAAATCCTGCTAGTGCTTCATAGGTATGAACTCCTGCGCCGCTGTCATAATCTATACTTTTATAACAATTACTGATATAATAAGTTGTACCGTCTAAGGTTAAATCAATGAGAACGCCATGTTCAATACTGCGTCCATCTACTTCTGTGATTGTTGTTGTCATTGTATTTGCTCAATCAATTCAAAATCACCTGTAAGTTCTACAAGTTGTCCTGGCAGATATCTAATCTGTGGAAGTTTAGCAACGATGACATTGAATACTGCCGCTCTTGCTCCAACACGAACTGCTGTGTTAGTTGATACTGTGCCAATAAATCCTCGGTTAGTAGGAACACACACGCAAGGAGTGCTAGTATTTCCAGTGCCATCAAATGTAATTGATCCTGCTGTCATTGCTGTAGTTGATGTTACACTGATATTTGGATTACTAGTAGAATTATTAATATTATCAATATAAGTTACTCCACCAAATGCTCCAGTGCCAGCAGTTCTAGATATAATCTGTCCTACACTTAAATTTGTGAATGAACTTAGACCTGTGATAAAAGTTCTTGTTGTAGTGCTGGTAAATCCTACAGCACTGCCAGCACTTGAAGCATTGGCACCATTTGTAAGTAGATATACTCCAGCAGGTTGTATAGTTCCAGTAATGCCTGTGGCTGCTGTGGGAATAATAACATCACTGGTAGCAATATAAGGATAGTAATAGTTAGCAGGTCTAAGATAGTCACCTTTTTTAACCAAGTATAATCCAGCAGTTATAGTTGTTGAATTTACATTAGTTAATACAATTTTAGCACCTGTAGTGTCACTGCTGGCTTGATAACTTGTTAAGCCATTATTTGCCGCAGCATTTCCTTGATATGGAATCATCCAACTATTGCCTTGATTGGCCAAAGCTGTTGTAGGACTAATATTGTTTAGATAAAATCCATGCGGCTCATATCTATCATTAGCAAGTATTGGTTCCAATATGCTTCTATATTCTTCAGCAGTCCAAACAGGCTTAGGAGTTACTGTAAATCTAAATGGATTTGCCCAGTTACGGCTGGCTACACTGATCCTACCACTGCGGCTTAGTGTCTGTGCCACTAACTTACTGCGATTAACTTCTATATTAACCGCTGTGTCTATAATATCTTGCATTGCCATTATCTACGACTCCTTATTGGTAATTGTCTTCTTCCTTGTTCTGCAACGTTGTGAATAAACTCTGGATCACGGGCTAGCAATGTTCTAAAACTGCTGGCATCTACTGCTTGGATATTATAAGTTACTGCGGTATTAACGGTTTGTCCGCCACCTAGCATATTATTAGGAACAATAGTACCTGCTTGTCTAGGTACGAATAATTCTGGACCACGCTCGCCTACAATACTTGGACGATTAACTGGAGGACTACCGCCATCTGCAAATCCAAATATTTTACCAATGCCACCGAATAGACTGCCGAAGAATCCACCGCCTCCACCGCCCATGCCTAGTAAGCTGGTCAGTAATTTACTGCTTTGTGCTCTAACAGCTTCTGCTATCAGTGTATTGAATAAGTCTTTGAAACTTAACTTTCCAGTTTGAACAAATCTAACCATGGCATCTTCAAATCCGCGGCTTAGTGTTGAGAACATTTGTCCTGCTTGATTAAAACTATTGTTAGTAGTTTCCACATATTGACGATATGCTTTTGTCCAGCCGGAACTAAAGTCAGCCTGTTGTTTAGCAGTTGCTTCTTGATTTGCTACAGCATCTTCTTTACGCTTAGTTAGTAAATCATTGACTTCTTTTTCTTTCTTTAGTCGTTCTGCGTAGGGCAAATCTTTAATGTCGGCGATTTGTTTTAGCAATGCTAGGCGTTGTTGTTCAATGTCAAACAATGCTTGTGCGTTAGCACGCTCAGTGTCTGTCATTGTGGCAGCATCTAAACTGAACTTGGCTTTTGCTGCCATTTCAGCGTTTTGATTTGCTATTTCTTCAACAACTTTTCTACTGCCTTCAATAATATCATTGATGCGCTTTTCTTCTGCTGCCAATTCTTCTGCTATTTTAATACGCTGTGCTTCTTCTTCTGCGAATATTTTAGCATTAAGTTGGCTTCTTGCCTTGGCAGTATCTGTGGCTGCTTTGGCTTCAATTTCTTTCTTCTTGGCAGCGAATTCAGCGTCTTTTTGCGCCCTGCTTAGTCTTTCTTTAGCATAAATTTCTTCACTGGCTTTAGCAATCTCTTCGTTTGCGTTAATTTCAATTGCTTGTATTTCATTAGCGCCTTTAAGTCTAGATTGTCTTCTAGCTTCAATAATACTTTGATTTAATCTTTTTTGACTTTCGGCTGCCGCTTTTAAATCTGCTTCTGGTGTTGCTCCGTAAGTTCCGTCGCCTGTTTGAGCACGAGTTTTGTATGGCCTCATCAATAATGATTGTGTTGCTTCATATTCTTGTCTTGCTTTAGCGGCTTTTTGAGCCGCTGTTTGATCTTTTAGATTAGGATTAATTAATGGTTCGATGCCTAAATAAGCTGCTAATGGTACATTACCATTATATGTCTTACCTTGAGCATTTGCTTTCTTTTCAACCTCATCGGCTTTCTTCATAGCATCATCAATTGAGATTGCTAATTTACCAAATATTGTTAATAAATTATCATTAACAGATTTCGCAACTGCATCAATGGCATTTTGATATTTTATTAGTTGTGCTATTTGTTCGTCTTTAAAAGGATCATTAGCAGCATTTAACTTAGTAAAGTCTAATTTTGCTGCTGTTTTTCCAAAAATATCAACTGCTAATGCTGCTCTTGTTGCTGGATCTTCTATGGCTGCTAGTTTTGCGATAGCATCACGTAATACATCTCCAGTATTACGAACTACGCCATTAGCATCAGTGACATATACACCTAACTTTTGAAATGCTTTCTGTGCTTTTTCGCCACCTACTGCGGCATCACCTAAATTTTGATTTAATTTAACTGCTAATGTGTCAAAGTCTTCTGCTTTACCACCAGCATCTACTAAACTATTTCTAAAATTGTTTAATGCTCCGGCACTAATACCTGTGGCATCACTGATGTCACCTAAGGCATCTGCTAATGATATTGCTTTTAATCCTAGTCCGACAAATGCCACTGCGGCTGTGCCTGCGATACTTGCCATACCACCTAGACCACCTACGATGCCTGATATTGCTGATGTCATCTTACCAGCGTTGGCACCAAATCCGCCTATGGTTGTGCCTAAACTAGTCACTGACTTTGAAAGGTCATCTACAGCCTTTTGACCTTCTACTTTAATTTTTAATACGAAGTTTTCTATTGCTGCCATAGATTAACCTTTCGCTTGTTTATTGATATACTCTTGTATAAATTTCTCTGTGGGTTTAGTCATACCGTTAGGACTTTGCTTACTATAACCCTCGTCTAATCGCTGTGCGTAAGCATAATCTGCCCATATTTCATCGCCTTGTAATCGTGTATTGTTGCGGGCATTGCCACTACGAATAGGCGTTTCGCGTTTGAAATAGTCATACGCTTCCTTAGCTAGATTTTTAGGATCTAATGCCTTTTCCAATTGATTAATGCGTTTAACTATTTCACCAGCCATTATAACTTTTCCTTGTCTTTTTGTTTTACCTTCTCCATCATAGCTATCATTTGCTCTTGACTTGGAGTGGGCGCATGATTTTTACCTTCAGCCTTTTCCTGTTGATATTGCTCCCAAGACATCATCACATCATATATCATTAAATCATAGATAGTGCCATTAGCATGAACTTGACTGGGCAGTTGTCCGTATTGTTTGGCAATCATACCTATGTTAATCATTTCGATGCTTGCCCAGTCGTTGGTGTTGATGCCTTGGTTTTTGACTTTCCCAGGAATTCATTGATCTTTACAAGTAATCCCAGTGTTAAGTCAACAGGAAATATTTCTTCTTCTGTAAGCGCAGGTGTGCCATCTTCTTTAAGCACAATCTTACGCAACAGATCATTTAATTTGTCGCTGTCTTGTTCTTGTTGTAGTCTATAGAATTCAAAGTATGTTGAAATACTCATTTGATCTAACATATGAAACTCAATGGCTTCACCATAAGTGTCTACAACTTCTTGATCATCCATCACTATCTTTGTCAGTGTGGGCTTCTTTGCGAATTTACTAATATCCATAAATCATTATCCTTCATATCTTTGTTTTAAGTAATGAACAGTTGCTAGTGCAAACTTCATTCTTACTTCTGCTTGTTCCAAATCTCTTTTGGCACATCTAATTTCGGCTAGTCCTTTAGCAACTTCTGCTTCTATACTGCGAAATATTTCATCGTCTGTTTTGTTGTCAAATATCATCAAAACTCCTATCACAGTTATTTATATAAATTATCACCAAACAAAAAGCACCCGAAGGTGCTTAATGTCTTCCCAAGCCTGAGAATTAAGCTACTGTGTAGTTACCTGTTACAGTTAATGTAACTGGACTAACCCATACAGGGCTATCAGCACTAACAGTTGGTGCCAAGCCAGTGATGTAAGCATTACCTGTCATGGTTTTGCCTGCGCCACCTGCGCTTGTATCACCCAAGTATAGTGTGAAAGCTACAAGTAATTTGTCTTTACTTAGACCGAAAATACCTTTGTTGATAGCCACATCACTGCCGCTACCTGTGCCAAAGAAACTAGTTTGGTCTAGAACAACATTCAAGTCAATACTATTGGTTGCTGTTGTTGGGATTTGTAGTTTTGATTCTTCGTCCAATTGTGTCCATGTGAATACGTCATTAGCGTTGTTAACGGTAATGTTTTGCATCGCAGGGATCAATAAGCCTGAAGTATCTCCGCTAACACGAATGGCTAGAGTTGTCTCAACATTCTCTACGCCTGGTGCTGGAAATATGAAAGCCATATTATTTTTCCTTATGCTAAATTTGTGAATCTATACTCACCTTCATAGATAATTCTATCATTTTCTATTGTAGTGGTATAATCAAACTGTCTTTGCCAGACAGCTATGGTAGTGATATCTTTAGCACTACCGAGGATTGTGATTGCGTTATCTAAGTCTGCGTTTCTGTTTTTCGCATCTACACTAAGAAACCATCTTACTGTAGTTATACGAGTGTTAATACTTAAACTGCTAAGAGTTGGTAAAAACTCATCCTGTTCTGTATTAGGTTCATCTAAGTATACTCTACGAGCATTCTTAAGATAAAGTGCATCATTACCTTCAGTCCAAGGCAGTTCTTGACTGGTCTTTATGGTACCAGTAAGTTGTGCAGTTAGATATGTTAATAATTCTGTTCTCATCTTGTACGAACTCTATTTACAACAGCAGCCATCTTGTCTGCGGTATCAATGGTGCCATTTTCGCTGAAGTCATACCAGTCACCTGCTTCAATTACTTCGTCAAATAATACATTATAGCTGTCCTTGTAGAACTTAATTTTTGCAAATTCAGCACTATCGGGATTGCCAAAGTCAGCAACACTAGGATACACATACTCAAATAATGCAAAATACACATTTAAGTCTTTGAACTCCTGCGTTCTGGCTAATATATAATCTGGATTAACATTAGGTAGCAAATTAGGATCAACTATTTGTGCTAACTTACGTTGATATTCCCTCCACCATCCAGTGTTTCTAATTTGTGTTAGAATACGCTGACTGGCAAGTTCTAAGTAATCGTTGATTTCGGATTCTGTTAGATCTTCATTGGCTTCAAAAACACGACTATCACGCTGAGTGACATCTTCATAGGTTGCGAAACTTACGAATGTTTTGTAACTGTATATAAATGCTTTATTCATTGTGATAGTCCTTAGATTAATTTAGCAATTAAGAGAGAATGCTTGAGTCGTATGCTAAGTAACGACCGTAGTTGTTCTGTAGGATACCTGTGCCATAGTATGCAGAACATACAATGTCATCACCTAAGAAACTAGCACGGCGTTGTGTCTCAATAGCGATATCGCCAATCAAGCCAAGACCAAAAGCGTCACGGTGGAAAACAGCACCAGGAATGTCACCAACTGTACCATTGTTAGCAATGTTGCTTGTCTCATAAACTGGGATACCAGCAATCATACCAACAAAGCCCATACGCATTGCTTCGTTAGAAACTTCGCTGTATGCACCGCTTGTAAATGGAGTGTTACCAGTTGTTGTCAAAGCAGCCTTCAAGTCATAAGCAATTTCTGGGTGCAATACGCAGACCATGCCTTCTGTTGGAACAGCGGCAGCTTTCAATTTAGCAACTGCTTGGAAGATTGAAGCGGCAGTAATTTGACCACTGTAGTCACCAAAACCAGCGTTTAGTTGGCTGAATTGTGCTGTCAAGTCAGTGTCAATTTTACGAGCAATAGCTTCACCAAACAATTTGCCTAGGTCAGCAACAACGTTACTTGCGGCTGAAACACGAGCCAAGTCAGTTAACAATGTGCGGATAGCAACTGGGCTAACTGTCAATTGTGCTGTGTTTGTAGAAACTGCTGTGTTGTCTACTTCATTACCTTCAGTAACAGCAGCTGCTGACTGGATTGGGTAAATTGGCACATTTACGTGCTTACCTTGACCTGGAGCCAAAGTATAATTCTTTACGAGACCACGCATAATGGATCTCTCGCTTGCTACGAACATCGCTTCTTGGATGATCTCTGGTAGTAAGTCGTTTAGTGTTGTGGTTGTTGAACCTGCCATAATATATTCTCCTTAATGAATTTTAGGCTAATCCTGCTGTCTTACGATAGTCAGCGTAGATTTTTCTGTGCTCGGGATTTTTCATATCTAGTTTACTAATGTCAACTTTCTTTTGTTGATTGCCTGACACGTTGCTTTTAGTATTAGTTGTCGCAGGTGTTGCGGACACAAAATGTGGATTGCTTTGCAGCCATGACTGAACAAAACTATCAACACTCACGGGTTTACCGCTGTCATCATAGCGAACAAGACCCTTGTCATCTAATACTTCAACATCGCCATCTTGATTAAGTCTAACTTGATTACGAATCAACGCTTTGACTTGTTCAGGATTTACAGCACGATAACGTGCCGCGGCATCTACAATAGGAGTTTCTACTTTGAAACTTTCTATTACTTTATCCCTCTTTTGAATTTCTGCATCCTTCTTGGCTGCTAATTCTTGTATAACACGATCAAACTCTCCACGCTTGAGTTGTTGTTCTTGTTGAATCTTTTGATGTTCTGAAACAATCTGCTTCAATTGATCTGGATCTCCAAGTTCTTCATACTTGCTAGTATATTTCTTTTCTAGTTGACTTTTAGTCTTGGCTAGAATAGCGTTTACTTCTGCTTGCGTAAAAGTTTTTTCTGTTGCCTGAGTTTCATTGGAAGGCTCAGTTCCTTCTGTGTTGCCAATATTTTGTTCGGTCATTGTATCCGCGCCTCTTTCTAGAGTTAAGTTTGTGAACAGATAATTCTGTTCGTATGTTATTTATACTTTTTTAATCAATATTATTCTTGAATTGGCTTCCAAGCGGCACACCAGTAAGCTGCGCGAACGGGTGCGTTATTCCATCTTGTACATAATCCTTCTACATAGTACTTACAGTTACCGCACTTTTGCGTGCCTGTGGCCATGTCATATGCTTCAGGTAATTCTGGGCTGATTGGCTTACCATCAGGATATACATATTTAATTTCATCTTCATCTGGACTTGGAACGCCATCTTGTTCTGCTTGTTCTTCTAGTAATTCGTGCTCTGGACTTTCAATGTCAATACATTCCATTACTGCTGTTTCAATTAGCAAACGCTTGACAGGATCTTGAACAATCTCCGACGCTGTTTTTAAGTGATTAAGTTCATTGTCTGTATTCTTTAACGCAAAGTTATCTGGATAGTCAATTTCACCATCCCAGTCATAACCCATATATGTGTAGATGATAGACCATACTTGTTCTTCTGCTAGTTCTAAATTGTCAGCAATACTGCTTAGTCTAGCATTTAATAACTGAAATTCTGTTTCTATGGCAATGCCTGACATCTCACGAGTTTCTGTACTGCGAACTGCGCCTACATTACCCATTGAGTCAATCATCTTAACGCGGTTGTTAATTGAATTGTAAATCTTATCTATTTGACCACCTTGAAACTGTAGAACATATGGCTTTAAGTTTGCATCAAGGTTCTCTTCCATGGTGATGACTTGTCCAGCGGCTGCACCATTTGTATTTGTGCCTGCTGTAGCAACAAGTGAGGGATGAGTATCTAAACGAATACTATCATAAACTTCAGCAAGTTCATTGTATATCATACGCTGTTGATCAGCAATGTCATCAATAAGTGAGTTGCCTAGGCCTCTAACTGGACTGCGTTCAGCATAAGCACAGACAAATGGTAGATAACCTAATCCATTTACTTCTTCAGTCATTTCTAAAACACGTTCTTGCTGTGTGTCAACACGATAAGTTGTAATTGTTTCTGCTGACCATTCTTTGACTACAGTTTCAGTGCCGTTGACTTCTTCAACATACTTGATATAATCAAGTTGGTAACCGCCATTGGGTTGACGCTTCCAACGCCAGTCTGTAACTGCTAGTGGATTATACATTGATAGGTAAGGTCTAGCATTCATAGCTTGTTCATCTGCTAGTGTAACTGCACCAACATTAGGCTTGGCTACACAGATCCATACATGACCGAATACACTGGCCCATTGTGCTACATCTTTCATAAACGCATTCATACTGCGTCCATCTAGGTCAGCGTCTTCTAAGATATCTTCAATAGTAAAGTTATTTTCTAATACGCCAAATTCTCTGTCAGGTTCTGTTCTAAACAAGAAACTTGTGTATAGACTAATCAAACTACGACATTGATTGTCTAATGGCGTATTGTTTAATCTAGCGGCATAATCGCTGTCGGTTTCCAATGCATAGCGTTGTAAATACGACCCCTCCCTATACGCTTGGCCACCAGTAAAACTATCTAGCAAAAACTTCCAGCGTAATTGATTACGGCTGTAAGTTGTGTTGCCTGCTGTTGCCTGCAAATAGGCATTTTGGAACGTTTGGAGCTCAGCCATGTTGTAATTCCTTTAATAATTTACGATTTGCCCAATATTCTTTGATAGCGGCTAATCTTTTTTCTTCGTGTTCTTTTGTATGCGGCTTACTAGCGGCACTTAGTTTGTTTCTAGTTTCTTCACTAACAATATTATTAGTAAATCTATTTTTTTGAGCGGCACTCATTATTGCTTTTTGTTCAGCAGTTCTTTTCTTACCTGTGTTAGACTTTGCTCTCTTTAAGGCAACTTCTTTATTATAGATAACTGTTTTACCTAAATTACCTTCACTAACATTTTCTTCAACTGTTGCTTTACGAACATTGGAAGGATGATAAGGACCTATGTCTCCGTGTCTAGCCATAACTAATTGTCCAGCTCTAGGACCTCTATTAACAATATCATCCCCCCACCAGTTAATCCATTCTTCATAGGTAAATTGCCAATCAATACATCTTTTACCTGCTAGGTATTTTTGAGATGTATATTTTTTATAATAAGGTTGGTGTGATTTAATCATATTTAATGTGTTATTTATACTTTTTTTTATTGCCTATATTTAAGCAAGTTGATGTCCAAAACGTTGAGGAATAATTCTAGGTCTGTCTTTAACAATAGGATATAGAAATTCTATACAATAAGTTAGTGCGTCAAAAAAGTGATCAAAACCTGAATCCTTATCTGGTATCTGCGTGTCTTCTTTATAACAGAATTGTTGTAGGCTTTTTATAGTGTGTTTACATTTTGGATCTATAAAGAATCTTGTTGTGTTATCATCACGTAAGAAGAATAAACTATTGGCTGCGTTGATACGGTCTTTAACCAAGGGATGTTGTCTATGATAACGCACAGTAAACCCAGCCATCTCTAATAGTTTAATGTCTGTTTGCCCATTAGCACTAGTTTTGCGTTGAACTCCTGCTGGGTCTGGAAAACAAGTAATAGGATTCTTTGGATAACGATTGCGTATTTCATCAATCATTTCATTAGTATTACTACTATACATAGCAATTTCATCTACAGCGTGTAATCCATTTTTAAGTTGTCGTAGGATAACTGCTGACATTGGAGATACATTAAAGTCCATTGAAACTATCAGAGGTTCATTAGGATTAACACTATCAGCAGGTAGGATATTATGCTGACCAAAAGCATAAGCAATAATGCCACTAAAGTTTTCAAAGGTAGCAAGAAACTCTTGACTAAATGTTCTAGCATCCATATCTTCACGAGCCTGAGCAACTTCTTCTTCAGGAACATTACCGCCATCAATGGTAGTAAATTGAAAACTCATCCAGTTAGATAATCTTGTGTGATTGTCATACAAGTCTTTGAACCAGTTCATACCTTTTGGTGTGCCTAAGAATAATGCGTGTCCGCCAGTGTCTGCTAGTGTAGGGCGTAATACTTCATACCACGCTTCGCTGTCAATGTCGGCGGCTTCATCCATAACGATAAAATTTAATCCTACACCACGAAGGCTGTCATAGTTATCAGCACCTCTTAAACTTATTTCACTGCCATTAACTAGTTCTAATGTCAAGTCTTGTTCATTAACTTTCTTGACCCAGTTTAAACTAATAAGTTTCTTTTTAAGTTTCTTCCACAAAATCTGTTTGGCCATACGGTAGGTGGGCGCTACGTACCAACAACGCTGATCTGGTATTCTAGCATACTTGGCCAACTCACGAAGTGCTAGGTGTGTTTTACCGAAATCGCCTGCCGCATACGGCCACCCTAAACCTAAATGGTGCGTCGGCAATCATTCTTTGTGCTTTGCTTAATGCCATTATATATGGTCCCATATTATGCCACGAGCGATAAGTCTAATAGTTTCTGTTGATACTTTATATTCAGCGGCAAGTTCTTTAATGTTGCTGCCGTTATTATATCCTACTCTACTACCTACTTGTGCTCGGGCTTTGATATCTCTAACTTGATCGTCAGTTAGTTTAGCACCAGCATTTGCTGTGCCTTTAGGAAAACTTTGTCTTCCTTTATTTTGTTTATCTTTGTTATTCTCTTGTATTGTTGCTGGTTTAAGATGTTCAGGGCGAACACAACTAGGATTATCGCAATAGTGCATCACAACATATCCTTTAGGAATATCTACGCCTTCTATCATTAAACTAAATCTATGTGCTTTGAACTGTCCTTGATGTTTAATGCCAAATATGCCATAACCATCTCGGTCTTTGTAAGCATTCCAAGTCCAGCAATCATTAGACTTATCAACTTTATTCCAGAATAAATCAATATATTTTTGTTCAATCATTTGAGTCTAGTTCTTTTAATTCTTCACGCATATCAGCCATTTGTTCTTCACTGGGCTTTTCATCTTCATCATCTGTAAATGGCAAGACTTTACTTCCATCATTGACCATACCATTGTCGCTCATTCCCAACATATTCTTTGCTAGAAAGATTTGAACTGCGGCATTCAAATTGACACAAGCGTTTTTAAGCATGGCTCTGCGTAATGTTATTTTAAGATCTTCACGCCCTTTTACGAGATAATCACTAAAATTATATCTTAGTGTGCTTTCTGTGACACCAAACCAGTTAGCAATATCTCGGTCAGTGCAGCCTATACTGGCTAAGTCTTGCACTTCTTGAGGCGGGACTACAATGTTGTTGCGTCCAACAACAATTCCTTCAACAATCTTTTCGCCCCATTGAGGCCCAGGCTTTGGTCCAGGTTTTTCTGCCATTATGCAAATATCGCTTTCAATATTTTATAAACTAAGTAGGCTGCACTAGCAAATACTGTGACAGCAAGTATGCCATTAATCATTAGATAAAATCTAAGTTGTTGTTCTAATACTCGTTCTTGTAAACTTAATAACATTATAATACATCCTTTAATCTTTTTAGTTCTTCGTGCGTGAGAAACATTTCAAAACTGCGTTCAAATACACTTAAACTAGTAAACTTAACATGCCATACTGATGTGGCTTCAACCCAAGTCTTTGTGACTCTAAGTCGGTAATCTTCATTGTTGATTACATCAAATTCTTCTTTAGTCTTGCCTTGACTAAACACCATGAATTGGCCTTGTTTCATATATTTAATCCTTTTTATTATATAACTTCTTTGACCGTGAAATCTTCTGTTAAGAAGTCTTTGTTTAATTTCTTTGCTAGATTTTCTGCATTGGCTAGACTAGCATAAGTTGTTTTTAAGTACTTGATAGTTTCACCTTGAGCACTCCAGTAGCGTTGTCTAATGTTTATTGCCTGTCCTTGATATAACACAGTATAAAGATGATCTGCCTTTAATACATCCACACTCAGCCAATCGCTGACATTACTTGACGCTATTATTTCGGGCTTAGGCCTTGCCATCTGGTATCCTTTGTAATATTGTATCAATGCCTGGCAGTGCTAGATTTGCCAAACACCAATTCTCTTCATCAAAATAAACACTGTAATAACTAAATTGAAAATCAAAACGCATTTCACGGGCAAAGCGTTTACATACATCTTTAAGTTCATGTTCCTCGTCTTCATCCATGGCGGCAAATGCGTAGTCTGCTATTCTAGTCTCCACAATTTTAAGCATTTTGTTTTCTCCTTATCCAAGACTCTTTCATCTTTTGTTTTGTTTCTTCACTGCGTTTTCTTCCTATATGAAATTGCTTTGTCTTTTCAATCGCTTCTAATGAATTTTTACGACCCTTACGCGATATACTCATTTTTTGTTTTGTTTGTTCACTAGCGGACTTACCTTTATTATGTGCTGGTTTTCCCAAATGTGCTTCGTTATGATTTTCTTTTGTTGTTGCTTTATAAACATTATCGGGATGATATGGTCCTGTATCTCCTAGTCTTGCCATAACAAGTTGTCCTTGTTGGCGACCTCTATTCACAATATCGTTGCCCCACCAAGCAATCCAAGATTCGTAGGTAAAATGCCATTCAATGTCTCTTTGTCTGGCTGCACATTTTTGACTATAATATTTTTGTTTATGTTCGTTCATTTTTCTTCTCCAAAGATATTACCATTGTTTATCGGGCCTATTGTTTTCTTTAAGTTCAAAGTGAAATGGATTCACGCATTGTTGATTACTGCAGGTCAAGGTCATACTAAATGGACTAGCATCTTTGCCAGTTTGACTCATCCAAACTAGACGGCGTGCCTGTGTCATCTGCGGAATGCCGTTCTTTCTTGCTCCAAATAACGCACCTGTGGGACTCATGCTTCCATCCCATAGCCAGCATTTAGTAGTGTCTAAATCTACTTCCACGTGAGTCCATAGAATCTTATCATTCCACGACCAAGCTCCTATATGCTTATAATCTGGATTTTCTGTGTATTTTGGTCTTCCCATTATTCTTCTTCTTCCAGTTTTTGTAAATATAGTGCATGTAATTCTGGATTAGTTGCAAGTAAGTGTAATATCCCTGCAGCCATAGCATCAACCTGCTGTTCAGTTAAATGTAAGTTCATTGTCATTTCAATTAAGTGTACCCATTCATGTGTTAAAGTTTGTAGCATAACACTTGAGGGTAAATCCGGATCAATGATGATTGTGTTAGTAGTGGGATCGCACAAGCCTAAACAATCCTGTAGTTCTTTTGGCTTAGCGGCTCTGATCGTCCATAACTGTGACATAAATTCTAAGTCCATTTCCATAATATTTTCCTTGTATATTATTTAGCATTTTTGTCTAAAAAGCTGTGGTTTACAACTAGGCCATCTTTAACACTAGCCATTAACTTACCATTTTTATAATGATGTTTAGTTCCATCTGGATGATCTTGCCAGTATGTTAATCCGGGGTTTCTCAAGTATTCTACTAAGAACTCCGCTTCTGTAAGTTCGTGATAAACGATATCTTTGATAATTTCTGTATCAGTTTGTGATATAATAATGTGTTCTGGTATTCTGTATTTCATTTTTTGTCCTTTTAAGAGTCTGCGTAGTTTTTTGTAAAATCTGTTGTTTTTACAGCGACAAATAGGTGGCGTATTTTGCTTTCGGTAAAATCAGCCTTACAGGTATCTACAAGGCTGATTTTTGCTGAGTCTGCGTATTTTCACTTTTTTTGACATTCTGTCGTAGTCTTTTTTAAAAATAAAAATAACACGCAGGAAGACAAAACCAAGAAATACGCAGACTATTTAGATTATAACAAGTCTGGTAAAATGTTATTTGGATGCGGATTATCATCCAAATCTTTGCCTTTATCATCGAAACAATCGGCATCTAAAAAGTCCCAAGCATTAAACATTAAACTATTATTCTCTCCTTGTGGACCCATTTTTATGTGTTGCTTATTATAAACTACAGTTCGTTTACTGCGTTTGCTAACTTCACCATTAATGTAAATGTCTTTTAATTTAATTTCCCATTCTTCTCCAGTTTGATCAATCCACCATTGACACATACGTTTACCAAAACTATTTTTATCTAGTTTTTGGCAAGTAGATATTTCATAAATTTTGTGCAATGTTTTGATATCATAACAAGTTGTTGATACACTTAAATCTCTAACAATTTCCATAAATCTATTAAAGGCATTCTTTTGTCTATCCTTCATTTGTTCATAATATTTTCCATGTAAAGGCACAAGTTTTTTAATGTTTTCTGGCTTGTGTTTACGAATAATGTAGCCTAACCATTTAGCAATTTCGTGTTCATTTTGATACACATTATCTTGCCAATCTTGTAAGATATCATAAATTTTAATGCTGCCTTCTTCGCTTTTTTCATCTAAACCAAACTTCATAGCAATACGTGTAGTTAAACTTGTAAGGCTAATAATTGGCTCTACTCGTCTATCTTCGCTGCCTTTACCTTTACCAGTTAGCGGAATTGTTCCTGAATAACGATTGCTCATAATAACAAATCTAAATGTTCTAGCAGTTTGTTGAGCATCAGTACCCATTCTTCTTAGTCTAAAGTTATGTCCGCCAGTTAAGTTTTTGAATTGATCAAAGTCAATTTTACTGCTATTCTGTTCACTGATCTTAACAAGTACCTTACCCCATAATTCTCCGTTGTGTGTTCCACCAAAAGTTTCTTTGTTAGCTTCGCCACAACATTCTTCTGTAAAGATAATTTCCAGCATACGAAAGAAAGTATCACGTCCTGAACCACCTTTAGCACTACTATCAATGTTTGGAGCAAAAATATCGTGTGGTTTAATGTAAGTGTAAGCAACATATTTTTCTAAAAAATCAACATAATCAGGATCGCCATCCGCTAAGTTTTCAATTAAAGTTGTAATAGCAATATGAGGTTGTTCATCATAGATAGGTTTCAACCAAAACTTTTGTAGTTCTACCATTTGATTTAACACGCCCTTTTTAGGCTTTTTAAATGTGCGTTCTACATCTCTATACATACGTGAACTAACTTGTGCGATTTCTTTAATAGTAGTTTCGCTTTTTTCAGTCCAACCTGTTTCGCAGAGCACCATATCTTTCATAATTTCATTAGCAACAACTTTGACCTGAGGCTGACTTCTATCTCCGTTGTCATAGATACAATGCCATCTACCTTCGCTGGAAATGTAATTAGCGTTTAAGTTTTCTAAACATTTAATAACGTTTGTTTCACT